GTGGCAAGCCGTAGTGCCTAGCGAATCAAATTCTTATGCGTTAGATGTATTTAATGACGAATGGATTAAGAAGTATGCCACTGCTCAAATCAAACAGCAATGGGGTGCAAATATGAAACAGTTTGACGGAATGCCATTGCCCGGTGGAATCACTATCAACGGACAACAAGTATGGGATGAAGCAAAAGAAGAGATTGACAAACTCGAAGAAGAATTCTCCCTTAATTACGAACTTCCGGTTAATTTTATAGTGGGGTAGAGTTGTGGGTATGTTCGACAATATGTCCAAATCTCCAATAGTCAAAGATATAGTTGAAGAAGTTGTCGCTGTTATTGGATTTCAGGCAAAATATCTTCCGCGAAAGTATGGCACGGCCTTGGACCCAGTGTTCGGTGAGGACCCGTCTAGTAAATTTGATACTGTTTGGACACTTAACATACTAATAGATGATTACCAAGAATATGGAGATGTAGGCGACTTTTATTCTAAGTTCGGTGTAACTGTAACTGATGAGATGAAAGTGTCTTTTACTAAGACACAGTTTGCCGGACAAACAGTAGATACTGATGATGATACACCAATTGCTGGTGACCTGTTATATTTTCCAGATGCAGAAGCACTATTTGAAGTAACCTTTGTCGGCAATGACAGTTCATTCTATCCAACACCAGAAGGACCACAACACGTTTGGACTTTAACGCTCAAACCTTGGGAATATGGTGGTGAAGATATTGATACTGGTGATGCTCAGATTGATGCACTAGAAACAGAAATTCAAGATGCTGTAGATAAAGAATTAGACACACCTGATTGGGATGATATGGGTGACGATATTCTTGACTTATCAGAAATGAATCCATTTGGGTCGACTTAAGGAATAGATTATGTTTGGAACAACTTTTTATCACGGAACAACTAAAAAATTAATAATTGCGTTCGGCTCCGTGTTCAACAACATACACGTACAACGAACGAAGAAAGATGGTACCCTAATCAAGGATATCAAAGTTCCGCTTGCCTATGAATCACGAAAGAAGTATCTTGCACGATTAATCCAGGACCAAACAAAGAATAAAGCAGTTCCACGGATGGGCTTTATTATGACTGGACTAGAGCAGGACCTCTCAAGGTCCGCTAATCAAATGAACGAGTTCAGATACAATCACCCTGATAACGATAAAGCATATGTGATGTACAATCCGATTCCGTATAACTTCTCGTTCTCTCTTGACATTTATACTGATTATATGGATGACAGCCTTCAGATAGTAGAACAAATATTGCCGTATTTCGCACCAGACTTCAACGTAGTAATTGAAGAAATTCCAGAATTAGATATGCGAAGAGATATTCCTATCGAATTAACTGGAACAGAAATGGTAGATGAATTTGAGGGAGATTTTGGAGACCACCGGATTGTCAATTGGACTTTAAATTTTATGATTAGAGGGTGGCTTTATCCACCGATACGAGATCAAGAACTCATCAAGACGATCAGCACAAATTATATTATCGATACTGGTGCATCTGGTCCTTTCCACCCTGATGAGCAAATCAATCTAGAAGTTGATCCATTCTCTGCTGGTGAAGAGGACAACTGGACGATTAAAGTTACTGGGGGACATCCTGATAATCCAGATGACCCGGGTGATGTTGATACAATGGAAGAATTAAATTGGCCAATAACTAGAGATACATAATGAGAGACAAGGTGAAATATTATGGTAAAGAAAACGATTAAAGAAAAATTAGATGCTGAATTAGATATAGCGGAAGATATTATTGCAGACTACGAAACACCTACAATAGATAATCCGCCAAAAAAGCCATCTAAAGAAAAAAGAATTGTCAGAGTTAATGACCAGCGAGGATTGGCACCGAGGGCTTCAGTTAAATCTGACCCCATAGACGGAGACCTCGGAGAAGATTATTCATACGCTAGAGATAATCTTTACAATCTGATAGAACGTGGAAATGATGCCCTTGAGGGGATTCTTGAACTAGCGAAGGAAATGGAACACCCAAGAGCATATGAAGTAGCGAGTGGTTTAATTAAAAATGTATCTGAAACAACGATGGAGTTGTTGAAGATGCAGAAAGAATTAAAACTAATGAAAGACGGAGATGCTCCTAAAACTAACGTCAATAATCTTTATGTAGGCAGTACCGCTGAATTGCAGGAGATGTTGAAAGGCAAAACAATAAAGACTTAGGAGAAGTACAATGGGCAAAGACCTTATTGTTCAAAATATTGCTTTGACAATTATTTTTGTAGGAATAGTATTTGGAGTTACCGTTATTATGGATATGGCCAGGGATACCCAGGCAACAAAGAACTATATAATAGAAGATAAGAAAAGAATTCAACTGCTTGAAAATGTTATTAATGGACAGGCAACGCTTGGAACGAGAGTTGATGACATTGAAAAATTAATTCCAGAACATAACGAGAAGTTTATGAAACTGGGTGCTAAATTAGATACACTAGAAGTACAAATAAAAGTGTTGCTGGATGCATTGGCAGATAAAACAAAGGACACCCGATGAAACGTCACGAGTGATAATTTCGGGGTGTTAATTATATTATGACAATAACTACCTATTTAGGAAACCCCCTATTAAAACGTGTAAATGTTCCTCAGAACTATACTCAAGAGGAGATACACGAATACGTTAAATGTAGGGATAATCCAATCTATTTCATTAAGAACTATATGACCATTGTCAATATAGATAAAGGCCTAATGAAATTTGATTTATATCCGTTCCAAGAAAAACTGATATTGGGTCTACAGAATAATAGGTTTTCCATAGTCAAGTGTCCAAGACAGTCTGGGAAATCACAGACAAGTCTGGCATTTATGCTTCACTATGTATTATTTACTGACCAAAAGCACGTAGCGATTTTAGCCAATAAGGGTGCGACAGCAAGAGAATTGTTGGGTCGTCTCCAATTGGCGTATGAAAAACTTCCTATGTTCTTACAACAAGGAGTTGCGGAATGGAATAAAGGCTCTATCGTATTAGAAAATGGTTCCCAAATACTCGCAAGTTCTACAAGTTCAAGTGCAATTCGTGGCTATTCTTTCAACCTAATCTTCCTAGACGAATTCGCATTCATTCAGCAAGGAATGGCCGAAGAGTTTTTTAATTCAGTTTATCCTACCATATCATCTGGTCAAACATCAAAAGTTATTATTGTATCAACGCCGAATGGGATGAATCATTTCTATAAGATGTGGACTAATGCCATAGAAGGTCGTTCCAACTATCAGGCCTTTGAAATCAATTGGTGGGATGTCCCTGGTCGAGATGAAGAATGGAAGAAACAGACAATTGAGAACACGAGCGAAGAACAATTTAGGCAAGAATTTGAGTGTGAATTTTTAGGGAGTGTTGGTACTCTGATTACTCCTGGGAAAATTGCCGAACTTACAATAAAGACTCCTCTTTCACGCAAAGATAATCTAGATGTACTAGAAGAGACAATTGAAGGACACAATTATTTTATAACAGTTGATGTAGCAGAAGGACGTGGTCAAGATTACTCAACAATAAGTGTGATTGACATTACACAAATACCTTTCAAGCAAGTGGCTAAGTATCGGTCAAACACTATATCTCCACTTCTTTTTCCAAACATAATTCAAAGAGTAGCAACTGCATATAATAAAGCGACTGTACTGATTGAATCCAATGGGCCTGGTGGGGAAGTTGCTAATATTCTCCATTACGATTTGGAATACGAAAACTCAATTAACGAATCAGGGGTCATATCAAAATTAGGAATTAAAATGACTAAACGTGTTAAAGCGGTTGGTTGTTCTAATCTTAAAGACTTAATAGAAACTAATAAACTTATAATTAATGATTTAGAGACAATATCCGAATTAACACAATTTATTGTACGTGGAAAGAGTTGGTCAGCCGAAATGGGCGCTCACGATGACCTAGTAATGGGTCTAGTTATGTTTTCTTGGTACTCTTCTCAACCACAATTTAAAGAATTAAACGATATTGATTTAAGAACGAAATTATATGATGGACAAATACAACAAATAGAAGAAGATTTGACTCCATTTGGATTTATTGAAGATGGAACTGATGGGGATGGTAAATATATCTCGGAAGGTGGAGAAATTTGGCAGACATATTATTAATCTTGAACTTGGAATCGTTGCTTCGGAAACAGTAAAATTATAAATAGTAGTAATGGTAGAGGGCTAGAAAAGTCGAACCCTTGAAACTTCGTCGGAATTATCGCACGATAACTCAATAACGGTAAAGCGATTGGAGTAGACCATATGTCGAATTATTATTTTAATAAAGGAGAAAAACGATGGGATTTCAATTAAGCCCAGGCGTCCAGACAAGAGAAGTTGACTTGTCAACGTCTATTCCCGCGGTTGCGACTTCATTAGGCGCTACAGTTGGTCGTTTTACTTGGGGACCTGCATTTGAGCCTTATCTATGCACCTCAGAAGCCGACCTTGTAGAAGTCTTTGGGCAACCAACTAACGATACATACCCTGCGTTTCTTTCTTCTGTCGCTTTCTTGAAGTATTCTAACAGCCTTCAAGTAGTACGAGTTGTTGATTCAGGGGCGATGAATGCCGCGCCTTCTGGTAATGTAACTCAAATCACAGGCGAAGAAGATTTTGAAACACAGTTGGATGCAGGTACTCTGACAGAAGGCTTTTATGCCCGATATCCAGGTACTTACGGAAATGGCATTAGTGTGGAGACACACGATGGTACTACAGGTTTTGATGCTTGGCAATATGCTGGCGCTTTTGATGTAGCACCTGATACAGGCAACAATGAATTGGCAATAGCCGTAGTAGTTGATTCCGAAGTAGTAGAAAGTTATCTTGTGGGTTTAGCACAAGGAGACAAAAATAGCGACGGTGGAAACATTTGGGCAATGGACATTATTAATCCAAAGTCTAAGTTAATCTGGATTAACACGGCTAACGTGCCGTATACCGGCTGGGGGTTAGGTGCTAATACAGTAGCATTTTCTGGTGGTCTCGCAGTTTCGGCGGCCATTCCTGCTCATTGTGATGACAATTCTAACGATGATCAAGCAACTTGCGAAGGCAACAATAATACTTGGGTCCCACTAGTGGCCGCTGGTACTGTCGGCTCTAACGAGTATATAGCAGGTTGGGATAAATTTGCTAACGCTGATGAAGTTAACATATCAATTGCAATGGCCGGTGGACTCTCTAACGAAAGTTCAGCCCAAGTAGCAGTAGTTTCTAAGTACATTGTTGAGACAGTAGCAGAAGGTCGTAAAGACTGTATCGCTGTTATATCACCTCCGAAAGAAGAAGTTGTAAATGTTGGTGGCGCCGCAACCGCTGTCGCCAATGTAATCGCTTGGAGAAAAGATGCTTCATTTAACTCTGCTTCATCTTACGGTACGCTTGATTGCAACTACAAATACGTTTATGATGTCTACTCTGACACATATCGCTGGATTGGTTTTTCTGGTGATGTTGGCGGACTAATGGCGTATACTGATAGCGTAAGAGAAGCTTGGTGGTCACCAGGTGGTCTTAATCGTGGTCAGATTAAGGGAGTTGTAAAACTTGCTTATCAACCAACACTAGCACACAGAGACCTGTTGTATATGCTTCCTAACGGAATCAATCCAATTGTTTCTTTCCCTGGTCAGGGAACTGTACTTTGGGGAGATAGAACTCTGCTAGTTAAACCAAGTGCTTTCGATAGAATTAATGTTAGACGTTTGTTTATCATTCTAGAAAAAGCGATATCAATATCCGCAAAACATTTCTTGTTTGAATTCAATAACGAATACACACGTAAGAATTTCTTGAATATGGTTAATCCATATCTTGAGGGAATCAAAGCGAGACAGGGAATGTATGATTTCTATGTACAATGTGATGCCACAAACAACACACCTGAAATTATTGACTCAAACCAGTTCGTTGCGAGTATTTTTATTAAACCAGCCAAGTCTATCAACTTTATCACGCTCAACTTTGTTGCGACAAAGAGTGGCGTTGATTTTGATGAAGTCATTGGTCAAGTATAAAGGAGAATTAAAATGAGTTTTGATGTAACCAATTTTAATAACCAATATACAGGCGATTACGCACGTCCTAATCTGTTTGAGGTCGAGATTCTTGGTCTGGCAGGCACCGATCAGTACTCTTCAAAAATGTTTGTTAAAGGAGGGAGTCTTCCAGAAGCTACAGTTGGAATGGTCGAAGTACCTTATCAGAACCGTAAATTAAAGATTCCTGGTGACAGGACATTCGCGGATTGGACAGCAACAATTCTTCAAGACGAAGGTTACGTTCTGCGTACAGCCCTGTTAAATTGGCAAGCGGCAATTTCAGGCTTTAGTTCATTCAGTTCTACTGCTGGAGTATCTACTTCTCACAAGCAAATCTTAATTCAACCGTGGAATCGTAACGGCACAAAATCTGGACACAAAGCAAATGTGTATGGATGGCCTAGCTCAGTCGGCTCAGTTGAATTATCTTGGGAAAGTGCTGATGCTATTCAAGAATATACTGTTACTTTTACTATTTCTTGGGATGACGGTGGCATTGATGACAGCGAGATCAACGTATTATCGTAGTAATAAACTTGTTAATTGAGCGTATAAATATAGATAATACTAACTTTTAATTAACGGGTTATAAGTGATATGGAACTATTTGGTTATAAGATAGAGAAAAAAATTGGCTCTAGCGTGGGGGAACAGGGAACGAAATCCTTTGTTGCCCCCAACTTAGACGATGGTTCTACTGTAATAGATGGAGGAGGCATTAATGCCTTCTCCGTCAATTTCGACACTGCGTTTACTACGCAACAAGAGTTAATTGCTAAATATCGTGCAGTAGCGAGACAGCCAGAGGCTGAAACTGCGATTGACGATATAGTTAATGAAGCGGTAGTGTTGGACCCTTATAAGGACCCAGTCACTATCTATCTTGATAAATTAGACACAATTGATGTGCCTAAAAATATCAAGGAAATGGTCGCAGATGAATTTCAGATTATCTCTAAGAAATTAGAGTTTAATCAATCTGCACCTGATATATTCAGGCGTTGGTATGAAGATGGAGCAATCCATTATCATATCATTTTTGATAACGATAATATCAAGAAAGGTATTAAGGAGTTACGTTACATTGACTCTACTAATATCAAGAAGATAAAGGAAATTATCAAAGAAAAAGATTCCGATGGAATCGAAGTAATAACTGGGGTCGATGAATATTGGTTATATTCAAAGGAGAGTAAAGGTATTACTCAAACCCTTAAAGTTGCTTTAGAGGCAGTGGCGACTGCTGACTCTGGATTATATGACAGCGAGAAAGAAGTCACGTTATCATATCTCCATAAAGCAATGAAACCAATTAATCAACTTCGGATGTTAGAAGATTCGATGGTGATTTACAGAATTACAAGGGCGCCCGAAAGAAGGGTGTTCTATATAGACGTTGGAAATCTGCCTAAGACTAAAGCAGAACAATATCTACGAAACATTATGAACAAGTTTAAGAATAAAATGGTTTATGATGCTTCAACGGGTACTGTAGCAGATAGTAAAGATACAATGTCTATGATGGAAGATTTTTGGCTTCCACGTAAAGAGGGTGGCCGGGGAACAGAAGTAGAGACATTGCCAGGTGGTACAAATCTTGGTGATATGGATGATGTAGCATATTTTCAAAAGAAATGCTACCAAGCACTTCACGTTCCATCCAGCAGGATGGATACCGAAAGTACCTGGAGTTTTTCTAGAGCGGGCGAGATAACAAGGGATGAGATTAAGTTTACAAAATACGTAACGAAACTACGTAAACGATTCTCCAATTTGTTGTATTCACTATTGAGAACGCAACTCCTTGCTAAAGGAATTATAGACAAGGGTGAATGGAACATCTACAAAGAGAATATTAATTTTATCTTTGAAGATGATGGATATTTTACAGAACTCAAGAAACTTGAGATAATGACATCCAGAATTGAAATGCTTGATACTATATCAAGTGGAGAAATGATTGGTCGTTATTACTCTGTCGAATGGGTACGAAAAAATGTCCTGATGCAGACTGAAGAAGATATTGATGTATTAGACAAACAAATGGACAAAGAGCGTGAAGCCCAACCCTCCTCGGGTGACGAAGAGGGTGGCTCTGACGAGTATTACTAGGAGATAGAATATTATGCCAAACGAAAATTTAGAAAAACTTGTGCAATATGCACGGGATAAAAAACCAGTAGCCTTTAAAGAACTTCTACACACCGAAATCGGTAGTCGAATGTCTACGAAGATATCTGATATTAAAACCAATCTTTCTAAGACTATGTTTCAAACCGGCAAAGAAAAAAATATTACCGAAGAAGAAGTTGAACTTGATGAAGGTAAAATGAAAGACTTATCAATGAGGATTGATAATATTGTTGCCAACCTGAAAAAAAATAGGAAGACAAAAGGGTTTGCAGACAAGTTCAAAAAAGACGTAACGAAAACTATGGACATAGAAAAGTCTTTAGAAAATGTTTTACCTGGTTATAAGAAAGGTGATAAACGTTATTCTACTGCTGGTATTCAAGAACTTGATGTGGAAGAAGGATATTCATCCTCACAAGTCAAGAAAGCCATTAAGATTGCACACGATATGGGTGGCAATATGACAGGCGCAGTTAAAAAAATTGAGAGAATTAAGAGAGGCTTATCAGATGATGAGGCAGTTGAGGATGCGTTGAAATCTGCCAATGAAGCATTCATTCCTAAGGGAATGAAAATTCCAGAGGGCTCTAAAGAAGAATATCAAAAATTCTTCAATAGTAAACTTGCGAAGTACAAAGTAAAAAGTCCAGCAGAGTTGGATGATGCTCAAAAGAAAAAGTTTTTCAAT